CGCACCGCAGAGGGCAATCCGATGATTGATAAAGCTTATAAGATGGTGCTGGCAGCAGCATAAAGGAGGACGTATGAACGATGTGAGCAACCGGGCTGTCCGGGAGTTTTCTAAGTTCCTTGACCGCATCGAGATCAACTTTCCAAAGCCAACTTGCACCACAGCATACGAGATCACGATGAAAAGCACCATTGTCAGTGCCTTGATTACGCTGGACACCGAAAAGCAGATGGACGAGCGTTTCTGGAATCATCTTCGGGTGCAGCGGAATATTCTGGATTTCCTGTATGCCCTGTGGCTGGATGATGACCGCACCTTGGTGGACGAATTTTCCACCATTATCAAAGACTTGGTGGAATATGATTTCTCTATCGCAGAAGAACAGCTGAAAGAGAGGTTGAACATTGCATGAAACGACTTGTATCTACATTGAATCTGTCCAAAGAAGATTGGCTCCACTATCGTAAATGCGGCATTACCGGCACGGATGCCGGGGCTATCCTTGGCCCGAATCCCTATCGCTCCGCATTTCAGGTGTACCACGACAAAATCAGCGATACCACTGAAAATATCGACAACGAAGCCATGCGGCAAGGCCGTGACTTGGAGGATTATGTGGCACAGCGGTTTTCCGAAGAAACAGGCTTTAAGGTGCGCAGGGCAAACGCTATCTATCAGAGCGAGGAACATCCGCTGCTTCTGGCAGACTTCGACCGCCTGATCGTTGGACAGAAAGCAGGATTGGAGTGCAAAACGGTTTCGCCCTTTTCTGCGGACAAGTGGGCTAATGGGAAAATCCCGGCTCATTATCTGGCGCAGGTTGACCATTACTTAGCCGTCAGCGGTTTCGACTGCTGGTATGTGGCGGCTTTGATTTTCGGCAGAGAGTTGGTGATCCACAGGATCGTGACAGATAAGCAGGTACTTTCTGATCTTATCGACAAAGAAGAGCTGTTCTGGACACGTCATGTCGTGCCGCAGATTCCCCCTGCACCCAACGGTTGCGATTGTGACACCCAGCAGATCAACCAGCTTTATGAGGTAGACAACCGGGACAAGACTGCTGACCTGAGTGCCCTGCATGGACTTCTAGATAAGCGGCAGCAGCTTTCCAGCCAAATCGAGTAGATGGAACAGGAGAAAACCGCTATCGAGCAACAGGTCAAGCTGAAAATGCAGGATGCTGCCTATGGCACAGCACCGGGTTATAAGGTATCGTGGGTGTCCTCCGAAAGCAAGCGTGTGGATTCCCAACGCCTGCGGAAAGAGCAGCCGGATATTTTCACAACCAGTACAGCAAAAATGTAAGCAGCCGCAGGTTTACCATCGTTCATGCGGCATAAATCTTGTATCAGACGGCAGGGAATGACTTCTCTGCCGCCTTTTTTCTTGGAGGTTTGATTATGGCTACGGAAAATCCGTTCGTAAAATTATTCGCTATCGACTTCAAAGATCATCTGGAAGTCAAAAAGTCCGGCAGCACGGAACTGAAATATGTAAGCTGGGCGTATGCATGGGCGGAGGTGAAAAAGCTGTATCCCGCTGCCAGCTACGAAGTCAAGAAATTCAACGGCCTGCCCTATGTTTATGACCCCATAACCGGCTTCATGGTGTATACCACTGTCACGATTGAGGGCGTTTCGCACGAAATGTGGCTGCCTGTACTGGATGGCGCAAACAAGGCCATGAAAGCTGTGCCTTACACCTACACCACCCCGAAATGGGAATATAACCAGCAGACGCGCCGCCGTGAGAAAGTCGGCATGGAAGAACGCACCGTAGAAGCCGCTTCCATGTTTGATGTAAACAAGGCCATCATGCGCTGTCTGGTAAAAAATTTGGCGATGTTTGGCCTTGGCCTGTATGTCTATGCCGGGGAGGATTTGCCGGAAGATGCTGCACAGCAGTCAGATGCAGAATCCCAAAAGCAAACGAAGCCGCAATCCACCAGTCAGAAGCAGGAACAGCCGCCCATGCCCTGCATCTGTGTCCGCTGTAACCAGCCCATCAAACGAGTAAAGCTGAAAGATGGCTCTATCATGCAGGCGGCAGAGTTTGCGAATACCCATGAGGGAATGTGCGTTGACTGCTATAAAGCTACCAGATTGAACGTAGCATAATAAAACTGCTCTATTTCGATGTCACTTGATTCTTGTATGATTCTATATTTCATGGTACACTTACAGTAGTAAGTTCTGAAAGCTCATCTCTATGAGCAGAAAGGAGCATTGCATGGCAGATTTGCAGTTTCCTGTTGGGATCTCAAATTTCTCAGAGATTCGTACCAAAGGATATTATTATATTGATAAGACCAATCTGATTGCAGAGATTCTGGATGGTGGCATTCCTAAAGTCAACTTGATTACTCGCCCTCGTCGTTTCGGAAAATCTCTCGGTATGAGCACTCTCGCAAATTTTCTTGACATCCGCAAAGACAGCAAGCAACTGTTTGAGGGATTGGCGATCTCCAAAAATACGACACTTTGTAAAAAGTGGATGAATCAGTGTCCTGTGGTCTTTTTCTCTTTCAAGGACACGGACGGTCTGACCTTTGAAAGTGCCTATGGAATGCTGTGCATGAAACTGGCATTTGCATTTCAGGATTATCAGTTTCTTTTGGATGCCGATGCTATTTCCGACGATGACAAAGGCATCTTTAAGCGGATTCTGGGACGTACTGCATCCATGGATGAAACCAAAAGCTGCTTTTTGCTGTTGACCCGGATGCTGGAAATCCATTTCAAAAAGTCGGCGGTCGTCATTCTGGATGAGTACGATGTTCCCATTGCAAAAGCCAGCAGCAACGGATATTATTCGCAGATGCTGGACGTGATGCGGGCTATGATGAGCACCACACTCAAAGACAATATCTCCCTCGACTTTGCTGTTGTTACCGGCTGTCTGAAAATTGCAAAAGAAAGCATCTTTACCGGGACGAACAATTTCGTTTCGGATACGATTCTTTCTCCCCGGTTGAGCGAATCCTTTGGTTTTACACAGGCAGATGTAGATCAAATGCTGAAAGATGCTGGTCTTGAATCGCAGTCTGCTGAAATCAAGGCATGGTACGACGGTTATCATTTTGGCGATGCAGACATTTATTGTCCGTGGGACGTGATCAGTTATCTGCGAGATTTCCAGTATGGTGTAGCGCAGAAGCCGAAAAGCTATTGGAAAAACACCAGTGATAACGCCATCATCCGTTCTTTCATCGACTATGCAGGCGACAACATCACCACAAAGCTTGAAACTCTGATGGCTGGCGGCTCTATTGTTCAGCATATTGAAGAAAACCTGACCTACGATTATCTGCACTCCTCTGAGGAAAATCTTTGGAGTGTGCTGTATCTGACAGGCTATCTGACCAAGGTGCGGGATAAAGATTTGACGGATTCGCTGCCGGATGGCTGCTCTGCGCTGATGATTCCCAATGCAGAGATTCAGGAAATTTTTGAAACCACTGTAAGCAAGTGGTTTGACGATAGCGCTAAGGCGTGGAACCGCAGCCCTTTGTTTGATGCAGTCTGGAGCGGAAACAGCGAAGCTCTGACAAAAGAAATGACCAAGCTGCTGCGTATGACCATCAGTTACCATGACTATCGGGAGGATTTTTACCACGCTTTCCTTGCGGGCATCTTTACTGGTGCTGGCTATGTGGTGGAATCCAACAAAGAGCATGGCGAGGGTCGCAGCGATGTCATTGTAAAGGATATCCGCAATGGCCGTGTGGCAATTTTTGAAGCCAAGTATTCCAAAACTCTGGATGCTCTGCCGGATGCCTGTGATGCTGCCATTCAGCAGATCAATGACCGGATGTATGCAGCAGACTTCCGGGATGACTATGATGACATCCTCTGTTATGGCATCGCATTCTTCAAAAAGCGTTGTATGGTACGCAAAAAATAAACACTATACTGGAGGCCCACACAATATGTGCGATGTGCTTGATAAAGTGGAAAACCGTGGCATTGCAAAGGGAAAAGCCGAAGGGGAAGATACGCTGGCTTTGCTGATGAAGAAGCTGTTCGATCAGAACCGTATTGAAGATGCAAAGCGGGCTTCTGAAGATAAGGAGTACCGTGCTCGGCTGATGAAAGAGTTTGGCATCAGCTGAGCAAAAAATTATATGTACAACTGGGAGAGTGTCTTCGGATGCTCTCCCTTTACTTTTGCAGGACAGTCCGCGTGGATTGTCCTGTTTTTATTTGGAGGCATACAATGAAAGAAGAAAAAATCAAAGTCCTTGCGCTCCTGCCAATGGAGCTGCCAAAGGAAATCGAGCTGGACAACACGCTTGAAGCCATGCAGAAATTTGTAGGCGGGCTGATCGAATGCATCACATTGAGTGACACCGGTTCAGCGGTCACACTGGTCTGCAATGATGAAGGCAAGCTGCTTGGCCTGCCGCTCAATCGTCCGCTGTGGGATGGAGCCGATGTTCTTGCCGGGCCGGGATTTCTGGCCGGATGTGACAACGAAGGGAATCTGACTTCCCTGCCGCAGAGTACAATGGATTTCTACAAAGAGAAATTCAGAGCTTTTATCATTGAAATCTAAGGAGGACAGATTATGACCTTTAATGCAATGACCGAACACTACGAAGAGATCACGGTTTGCGGAAAGCCTGCGCTGTTCACCAGCATCCGCATCAAGAGAGATACCATTCCGGATGGTCTGTACGCCTACGATGTTCGGCATGATGACGAGTGCCGGGGCATCCCTTGTGAGATCGCGCCCTTTGTGATGGTCAACCACTGGGGCACCATTATCCTTGCGGAACCGCTGGAACTGCCGGATGATGGGCGGCGATATATTGACGAGGACACCGACTGGAACTACGCTCCTTTGGATGGCGAGAGCACCACCAATCACAAACTGTGCACTACCATTTCTGATTTTATGACCGCCTATACCCACTAAACTGTATTAAAAATACCGTATATTCTGTTTTGTATTAAAATCAGCCGTTTTCAGGCCATTTCAAGGTGCAAAATACAGTCTTAAAAATGTCGCTCGTTATCTTTGAGCCAGAAAGGAGACGCATGAACATCTATGGCTATTGCCGCATCTCTACGGCAAAGCAGAGCATTGACCGTCAGATCCGCAACATCAAGGCTGAATACCCAACTGCCCATATCGTGCAGGAAGCCTATACTGGCACATCTATCTTTCGTCCAGAGTGGCTGAAGCTTTACCGGGTTCTGAAATCCGGGGATATGGTGGTATTCGATTCAGTATCCCGGATGTCCAGAAATGCAGAAGAAGGTTTTACTCTGTACGAAG